ATTACAGCCAAATTCTAAAACTTTACTATTTGGAGTAATCTTTTGAGTTCTAACTAACCAATCTGCAAAGTTATTAAAATGATTTTGCATACCAACAGATGATATATACCTATAATCCTTAAATAAGGTTTTTGGTGGAATTAAAGTATTGGTCTGTACTAATTCACAATGTTTACATTTTACTATTTTAAGGGGATAAGTATTAATTTTAGCATCTGGTTCTTTAGGAAAACTCCCAGCTAAAGGAACTTCGCCAAAGTCATATATAACATCAAATTCAGTGTGCCCACATGATTCACAGGAAATACGTTCTTTATACGTTGTCATTTGCTACTTCTATTGCTGATATTAGGGATAATCTAATTAATTCTTTTGGAATTTCCAAACCATTTATAATAATTTTAAAATCTCTATTAGAGGAAATAAATTTAGTACCTTTATATTCCCCAATATATTCTTTTAATTTACTGTATTCAAAAGGCAAATATATTAAATGATAATCTATGACATTATTTAATTCGTCTTTTTTAATTTTTGTTTTATGGATAGTATCATAATCTAATTTTATTTCAATATCCATTTGATCTTGAATTTCAAATAAATATAATATAGCTTTTTCAGTACCTATTTCTTCTCCTTTAACCCATATTTTTTCTTGACCTAAAATCCATTTATAACCATCACTAGTATAATATTGGTTAATAAAATTAGTATCCATTTTGATAGAAGTAGTAACATCTTCACACCAATCTTTGAATGGTATTATTTTTGAATTTTCTGAAAATAATTTTTGGTACATATAATTTTCGGTAACCCCAAATCCTACATTAACGGCGTAATCATCATAATTTATTTCTTTTATTTTATCAATAAAGGGATTTAATTTTAAGGCACACCAAGACATATGTAATGCGGGATCATACTTTCCTCCATCATTCATTTTTACCTCACCATAGTCTAAAATAACATTATCGTGCCAATCTAAATATTTTTCAGTTTTATTTACTATATCATCTGTAATATTTAAATCATAATTTAAAATGTATGCAGTATGGTATCCTAATTCATAAGCATATGTAAGTCCTCTTTTCCATTGTTGTACAGCTGCATAACCATAGTCTAAGTATAAAGTATTTAGTTTATAAAATTTATGTTTAAGCCAATGTATAGTAGATCTATCTTGAAAATCCATTATAGGATTACTATAATCAAATAAAGTATAATCAGTTAAATCTGTAGCTTCTTCCTCTACGGGATAATGGGAAAATAATATAATATCCTTATTATATTTTTTTAATGATGTTAAAGTATTTTTTAATACTTCTTGTTTTTCTTTAGTATCGCAGTAAGCTGCAACTAAAAAACAATCATCATGCTTCTTTTTCTGAGATAGTTTGGTTATCACTTTTATTATATTCGTTTAGTAAACAATAGTATTTTCCTTTATAATCATAAAAACCTATTTTATCTATTTTTTTAGGTAAATTATAAAGTGTTTCTTTAGGTTCTAATTTTATAATTTCATCGTTTATTTTAAAATCAATAGGTTTATCTTCTTTAAAGTATCTAGATAGAAATTTTGGGTTATCACTTTTTTCAAAAAATATTCTAAATAAATCATTATATGTATTTTGGTTAAAAATATTAGGTGTACCAAAATCAATTTTATCTTTTATAACTTCATCAAAAACCTTATAATTAAAACGACTTAATAATACCCTCCAATAATCTTCAGCAGTTGGAAATACTGCCCAAATTGAATCTTTTCTAATTTTTACATAATCTTCTAATTTAAAAGTAGGTAATAAATTTTTAAATTGTTCCTTTTCAATTATGCTAAAAACTAAACTAGGCCATCTTTCATCTTCATTTGAATCTTGAACTTTAGATGCTATAAAATTATGACTTGGATTTAATAACTCTTGAAGAATGCCTTTAGTTAAAACAATATCATAATTAATAAAACTAAAATAATCATAATCTAAATTAAGTATAAATTTACCAGATTTAATATATTGATTAAATACTGTCCAACCATAATCTGACATTATAACTTGTAATGAAATTTCTTTACCTGGTTTAGATGGATGGTGCCTATGATTCCAGTATCTAAATTGTCTTAATGGGGGTGAAAGTATAGGATTATTTTTATCATAAATAAAATATTCTGCTTTTTGTTGTATTTCTAAAGGGATAGGTATATGAGATACTAATAACACATGATGACCATTTTGTTTTAATAAATTAATATTATCTACTAATACTTTTTGTTTTTTTTCAGTATCACAATGACATGTTAATATTACTAAATTATTTATCATAGCATGCTATATATTTTGTTGTATCTAAACTTTTAGTGTATTGAGTTATACTTTCATATTCTATATAATTAGTATCACTATTACTTTTAAACCAATCTCCATTTTTATCTTTTAATTGATTAATTATTTCTTGTTCAGATTTATATAATTTTAGTAATTCTAATTTCTTTTTTAAAATATCTTTAGGTAATTTATTTGTATCTTTTCCAAATACACAAAACTTTTTACTTAATTTTTTTATAGTTTCGAATAACCTTTTATGTTTAGGATGACCATATTCTCCTATTGGGTTATGAGTTACAATTTTTTTCCACTCTTTAGATAATAAATTTTTAAAGGGTTCTAAATCATATGTTGAAGTTTCGTCTTTACTAGTTTCATAATCTTCTAATGAATCTTGGAAATCCCACATTTCATAGGACCCTACATTAAGTTTTTCCATTACAGTTTTAAACTCATTACTTCTAATTTTATTATTTTTATTAGTAATACAAACTACTTTATATTCAGGACCATATTTTATTAATTCAGCACCACCAAA